GTAGTACCAGGCATAAAGATATGAGGCATCCTAATATCTCCAATCCAATTTACAAATGTTGGATTATCTACCTCATCAAAAAATACAATTCCAAATCTATATAACTCATCTCTTCTATATCCTACATATAAGTCATATACATACGGAGAACCATTATTAGATAAAGAAGAACCTGCAGATACATAACTTCTATCTATAGAATTAAATGAGATAATAGCATTAGTATCTGGAGTCATATGAGGAGCAGTAACTCCTCCACTAGAAGGATTATCAAATTTATTATCAAGCTTTACATTATCTGTAAAGAATTCATATTTTACATTAGGACCTTGTCCTCCTAAAATATTAGTATTAGGTTGGTATAAATAGTTTTGATCTGAGACAGGACTTTGATCATCATAAGATTGTATACAGTCATGAGTATCAGGAACAGGATTATTAGATATACCGTTATAATTAAATTGTCCTGTAGGCGTATCGTAAGTTACTGTATTTGAATTTCCTGTACTTTCAGTTGTTATATTAGTAATTAAACTATTAATAGGAAATCTGTAAGTTCGTGCATCAAAAATTATTTCCTGATCTGAAGTAGTTATATTACCTAAAAATAAAGTCTGCTTTTTAGCAGCAAGAGTTTTAACTCTTTTTATAAAAGTATTAAATGCAGTAAATTCATCTACTGTTACAGGAATTTGTTCTTCAGCACCTGTAATAATTACTTCTACTGAACCTGTATTAGGAATAAAAGCCTCCTTAACTATATTAATTTCAGGTTCACTAAACTCATCAAAATAATATATAGTTACAAATTCTATTGTATCATAACTTGTATTTATATTATTTACAACAACTTTTAAACTTTTACCTGCATCATCTTTTATATCTTCTACAGGATAATATGTAGTAATTGAAGAATTCTGTATATCTCTGTCTATAACAGGTATTAAAGCACTTGTTCTGCTAAATCTTGTTTCAGAACCATTTGTATTTTTTAATCTATAAGCTACCTGATATACACCTACAAGTAATTCACCTCCGTCTATAACTTCTGTAACTAAAGGTAAATCCATAGACAGGCTAGGCTGAAGATTCAAATCTTCTACAGTAAGTGTAGAGACATTAGGGTCTGCTACATTTATTTGCCTAGGTACATTATAATTATCTGTCCAGTAAATTTTTTGAATCTGGTTATTTTCATACCTGGATTCTATCATACCAGGATTAGCAATAGGTCTATAAACAGTAAAATTTAAATTTGGATTACTGTAAATAAGAATAAGAGAATAGTTATTAGGGTCTCCATAGTCCCCTGCTTTATTATAAGTAAACTTCCATATTTGTCCTGTAGAGGTAAAAGGTCCTGTAGAAGGATCATCAGGATTAAAGGTACCATCTGTTGTAAATAAATAAATATCATCACGTAATGATACCCATCCTATAATATCTCCTGATAAATTTGAAGGTGTTATGTTTGTAAAATTTACAAGACTTGCAAAATTTAATACAGGTCCTGTTACTTTTAAACTATCTAAATAAAAAGTAGTACTAAATGTAGGGGGTCCTATATTATCATCCGCATCAAATTTTACATATAAATCAAAAGAATATGTACCTAATGCAGTAGCATTTCCTAAATTTCCAAATAAGTTAGCTCCGGCAGACCAAGTAAATGTGTGAAGGTTACCTGTAGAACTTAAATAATCTACATCTGTAGAACCTGAACTAAAAGAAATTTGATCTAATTGTACATAAGTTATACCATTAATTGTTACAAAAGTCAAAGAAGGATCAAAAGTAGTATCTACAGTAGTGCCAAGTTGGAGTAAAAATGTGACAGTTCCTGCTGTATCTGAAGTTTTGGCAATGTAAAAACTAGCTTCAAAATTATAAGGACCTGTAGGAAAATAAAGAAAAGTATCTTGTGCTATAAGAGATGTGTAAATACCTGAATTATCATAGTTATTAGTAGCAGCGTTTAATCCTAGAAATCCTTCAGATACTGTAGTTACATTAGAAGCACTAAGTTTTACACATGTCGCATTAGGGTCTACAATAGTACCTGCTTGATTTAATATTCCTGTAACCATACTACTTGTAGTAGTTCCTCCAGAACTAGCAAGAGTTTCTCTGGACCACAAAGGACCTCCTGTATACCCATCAAGTATAGTATAATCTAATCCTACATTAGGATAAGTATTATACTGACATTCAGGATCAAATACTGCGTAAGGAAAAGTAGATGTAGTGCTACCTCCTGTAAATGTAAAGGAACCTACAGAAATAGTAGAGCAGTCAGGAATAACAAGAGTAACAGAATTATTTGCAGTATTAGCAGTTGCTGTTATACCAGAAGCTTGAAAATTTGCATCTGCATTTATAGAATTAGCTACTGCTGTAACTAAATCAGAAGGTGAAGTGTATGTTACAGTAAGAGTATTAGTTACATTATTTCCATTAATTTGTAACTGAATTACGTAAGTTACTCCTGCCTGAAGAAGTTGTATTAAAGGAGTAGTAAAAGTTAAAGCGCTTATACAAGGGTTTTGAGGTATACCTATTACCTGTTTATTACCTCTGATAGTCTCTCTTGCTGCAGAAGTACTACCATCATTTGTAGTAATTCTAAAATTCTGAGAATCATATACAGCTCCCTGAGGAAGTTTGCTAAATGCAATATCCTTATTTACTAAACCTCCTAAGTCTTTAATTTCTTCCATTTTTAATATCTACCTCTATGACCACGTGCATTAATAGTACTAAAGGCAGTACGGAAATCTTCATTACGTACTATCATTTTAGTAAGTTGTCTTCTAAGACTTTCCATCTGATTAAGTTCAGGCATTTTAAGATGTGAACTTGCAGAAGCTACATTCCAACGCCAGTCTTCTTCAGACTTCATATATACTTTATCTGAAAGCATTTCTTGCCTCCAAAGTATATAATCTATTCTCATTTGAAGATAAGAAGCTACAGCTCTTTTATATTTTACATCATCAGGAATTAAAGGAAACCCTTCATCATCTAAAGGAAAAGCATAGTATGCCATACATACTTTACCTTCTTTAATATCAAATGTAATATAGTTATTATTAATAGTAAAAGTAGGAGAACTTGCTACTATCCTTGTATTTAATGGTAAAGCTTGTGGAGAAAAAGTATTACCAAAATTATCATAAAACAAATCTTTGTCACTATAACTTGCATCTTCAAATCCACAACATCCTCCATCAAGCATATGATGAAAAGAACTTTGACTAGGTACAGCCATTACTCCATCTACAGATATGGCTATAAGCTTATGAAAATCTGCAGGAAGTTCTATTCTGTAATTTTCAAGCTGGTAACTCTCCTCTCCTTTATATCCTATTATTTTAGGAATATACTGCAGAGGGAATCCAATAAGTTCCATACATTCATATACCCAATATGCAGCATCACCTAAATTATACAGGTCATTATATGCAGTATTACGAAAGAAGTTATTTATAGCTTCTTTGGAACTTGTATATTTAGATATTAACATTGCTATTCAAAATAATCTGTATTTGTTGTTTTTATAATTTTAGCAAGTTCTCTTTTTCTTTCACGAAGAGGTTCAAACTTGTAATATGATTTACCACTAGGTCCTTTCTTGCATAACCAGTAAAACTTGTATCTGCAATTATCTCTGTGGTCATTTAAATGCTTTATTATTTTACCTGTCTTTTGATAATGTCCCCAATCTATTTTTAAGTTATTATGTGTATGAAGAAGACCTATATCCATCTTCTTTTTTTGTATTCTGAGTTCTCCCAGATTATAAGGAAGTGTTATACTTTTTGATTTATATAACAACTCCTGCATTATTTTATCAAGTGCAAGATGTGCTATTTGTTTATACTCTTCCCAACTAAGTGCAAGATTTTTAGGATTAGACCCACTAAATTTACTGCACTGAGAATCAAAATTAAATTTTTCCAAATACTTATTATAGGAATCTTTTAAATTCTTATCTACTTTATATTTACCCGCACCTCTTTTAGCCAGTCTACTCATGAACCACCTTCTTCTGTTTTAGTTTGAGGGTCAAGTCCCTGATTACCACTATTAGTTCTATCCTGCATTACTTTTAAACTTAAGGTCAGCTCTTCTACAACCATTTTAATAATAGGATCTATAAGATGTGAAGAAACAGGATAAACACTATCCCATGTGAAACATTGATTTCCTGCACAATCATCATAGTCAGCCAATGAATTAGGCTGCTCAAAAATACCAGAAATACTGATTTGTTCAGTATAAGGAGAATCTACAATATATATGTAACTATTAAATAGTACAGCCAGAGGTCTTCTAAATCTTGTACTTCTTGCGTAAGGTAATCTGCTGTAAGGTATAAATTCATAACTAAATCCTCCAAACTCAGGAGCTGTTACACTGGTAATCAAGTCTTTACCTTTTGCTTCTATAGGCTTAGGAATAGGCTGTTGAGTTTTAAATACTTTACAATCAAGGTTAAAGTTAGGATCAAATGATGTATCTACAGATTCTAAAGGCATACACCTAATATGCTGTAAATTATTATCAGACAAACTTTGCCCTTTATTATACTGCTGTCTTAAAAGCAAAGCTCTTACAGCATCTATATGAAAAGCTACTTGTCTGTCAGATATTTTATCATCATCTGATATTAATCCGCCTCTTAGTACTGATTTTATTGCGTAAATTATTTCCCTCTGGGTCGCCATTTAAATCTACTTTTTTTACTTTCTTTTTACGTTTCTTTTTTAATTGTGGGAGTGCCGGTAAATCCAAATCTAATTCTTGTTCGTCTGGATCATACTCTGGTACATCTTCTACCCAGCCTTTTCCTTTTATCTTTTTCATAACAGTGAAATTTGAAAGTATCCTTCTAATCCTTCTTCTTTATTCCACATATAAGCTTGAGCAGCACGTAAATGATTATACCCCATCATTTTATGCCATTCATCTGTTGTACAAATACTTGGTAAAAATCTAGTTTTTACACCACAGTATTCATTCTGCATTTCTTTATGAAAATGTCCTAAATGAGCCTCTCTGAATTTAGTTCGGGCAAACATTTCAGGTTGTTCAGTAGCCATTAATAATGGTAAGGTAGTATGCTTTTCTTTATCTCCGTGAGTAAATAAAAGCATGTTTTTACCATACTCATAATACTTTCTATACTCTCCTGTATTGTCTATTGTTACAGTATCAAAGTTTCTAAAGTACGCATTAAGAACTTCGCCAATATAGAACATTCTTTCTGTATCATGGTTACCAGGTACTATAATTATATCTACAGGATAAGTAGATGCCAGTACTCTTATAACTGCTGTAACAGTAGTCCAGTAATACCTGAAAGAATCTTGCCAATGTACTGAATCTTCCTGAGGAGTTCCTCCTGTAGTAGTTTTTCTTTTACCCTCTGAGTTTAACCCGTCATTTCCAATGGGTAAAAGAATTTTCTCTACTTTAAATTTCTCAGCTTTCTCAAGAAGGTCAAATATACATTTAACATATAAATCTGAAAGTTCTTTTATATCCCCTTTGCCAAAATGTGCATCAGGTAAACTTATTTCCAGACAGACATTGTTAGTATCTGTTTTTTTAAGTTTTACAGGTTTTTGTAAATCTCCTAATGTATGTAAGTCTTTTAAAAATTCTTCTTTAAACTTAATCCATTGTTCTATATTATCAACTTCAAATGTTAAAGATTCACGCCATGATCCATCATGCAATTGCCAGGTCTTACCTCTGATAAGTTTTCCTTTGTACCCTTCAGGAGTCTCTACTTCTTGTAGAACCCCCTGCTTTTTCATCCTATTACGTAAAGAACGTACTAAGTCACTTGAAACTCCCCAAACCTCACCAATTTCCTTATTAGACATATAAAAGTTTTCCTTTATATATGCCCTAAGTTTGTCGTTTTTAACCATGGGTTTTTTTCAAATATAAAAACTTTTTTGTATATTGGCAAAAGTTTTTGTAACTACTTCATTTTAAAGTAGTTAATGATTTTGTCAATTATACTTTGAGCTGCCTGCTTCAAAGTCATCTGGTTGTACTCCATCAGGATTATCAACCCTACTGCGGTTATTAATAGAATAGTTGTCATCTGTAAAGATTGTTTGTCCTCCAAACCTTCCTTTTACTATAGCTACTATATTTTCAGCTGTCATAAAACCAAGGCCAAGAAGAATGATTAAACTGTATATAATTATGAATTCTGTTTGAATTACTTGTTGTGTATATAGATGGTCTATAAATCCAATATTTAAAAGAACGAAGCAAAAGAAAACTGTAAGCTTTCTTGCTGAGGCTTTACCCCTATACTCAAAACTTTTTCTCAGCCAGGGTATTAACTGAAATACAGTTGGGCCTCTTCTCTTCTTCTGAGTATTAACCCCTTTATTACTCTTCCCCCTGCTCTTATCCATTTCATAAACTGATTAGTAATATTAGG